CTCTGTTTTGGCTTTATTCCAAATAACTTCAATATAATAGCCATCAAATAGTTCAAAATCTTGTGAAATCTTGGTATTAAACGACTCGTAATCTTCAAATGCATTAATATTTCTTAACTTCTCAAATGCTTTTGCCTTGTTTATCGTGTCATCTGCATAAATTTCAAATGATTCACCCGCAATATAAGATGATTTTTGGTTAACAATAGCGTTATGCTTAGGGCTTTTGTTGTAAAGGTCAATCAATTTTTGAGGGTATAAGTTATCCTCACCAAAAGTTGTAAACCCTTTTGTTTTATTTTCTTTAAATGTAGGCAAAGAAATACCAGCAAAAGAAAGTCTATCGAGTGCGAACTTATTATTTTCCATTGTTTCCAAATTTATCTACGCTTGTGAATCCCAATGTTAGAATAACAACCCACTCTACGCTTTCAATTAACTTATCGGTGTTGTGGTAAACCATAGCCCCTATCAAAGCAAAGCCACCGACAATGCCTATCACTCTTTTTGAACTAAATTCACCTTTATCACCTTTGAAGATTTCAAATATTTTCATAATTCGTTTGTTTTTTTTATGTAGTAACGTATAGCAAATAAGCCTGAAATGATTGCTACTAAACCAGCCAATGCAGAAATGATAGGTTGTGCCGTTGTGCTAATGGATGCAAAGGCACTCACTACTGATATTATGCTGCTCGAATCGGCTGCCGTGTCGTTAAATTTTGTCATTGTGGGAATATAGGGCTTGGTTTAGGTATGTATTCGCCCGTTGGCAAATCTAAAATAAATGCCCACTCAGTAGCTTCAATTTGTGATTTGTCTTGGTCTGATAAAAACAAAAACCATATATCGTTAATGTCTTGTACGCAGTTGAAAAATTCATAAGGCGTGTAAAATTGACCTTGTACTTGGTCGTAGTTTTCTGTAGTTAAAATGTATCCTATCATACGTTACGTGATAAAGTTGTTTGAAAAGTTTGAACATTTGTATAAAATGCTGCTGCTTGAGTGTCGGTTAAGCCGTCTCCGATTGATGAGAATGCGTTTTGTCTATCTGAAAATGCTACCGCCGTTCCCGCCGCATTCCCACCCGCACCAAGAATGATTTGACTTGTGTTAATTGTTCCCGATGCAACTGTTTTTGTTGTCAAAGTGCTATTTTTGAAATTTCGTGTTCCTGCACTTGATACACGATTTGCCAAATACCACCCTTGACTATTTGTATTTGCAACCGTTGCCGATGAGCCATCAAAAACCCTAAAATATGCTTCGTCTAAAAATCTTGGATAGATATTAAATTGGTCGTTAGCACCCGCAACACCATCTTGTATTACAGATATATCACATCTTAATCCTATTGAGTTAGTCCTAAGATAAACACTGATTGATGCGTTATTCAAAGATAAGTTTGCACTTGGAGTTAATCCCGTATTCATATACGCACTCGTTCCGTTTGGCGTTGCCCCCGTACTTGCAAAAGTCCAACCACTTGTAAACGTACCCGTAAATGAAGATGATTTAAGGTTCTGAGCACACGCTGCTGCTGAACTACCTACCATTGGATAAATGGCTTTCATAAGTGTCCACAAAGAATTGGCTTTTAAATCGATTACCAATTGATTTACGGCAGTTTTTTCGGTAGTTGTAAGCGTACCACCAGCAGTAGTTACCCTATCGAAATAGGCTTGTGCGTCTGCGTCAAACCCACCCGAAATACTGGCATTACCTACAACAACACCTAATCGAACACCAAACATTACTCGTTGTATAATACGATTGAACCGCTTGTTAACGTAATTGACGTGATGATTTGTTCTTCAGGCAAAGTGATAAAAATACCTTGCTTTAAAGTGACACCAGTTAAACCAAGTTGTGTCATTAACGATGTACCATCAAAAGAAATCGCAGATACTACTGCATCGCTATTAACGACAAAGCCCCTAAATCTTCCCGTGTTTGCTGATGTATTACTGATTACTTTGCAACCAGTAAAACCAGCCATAAATTCGTTTGAGTTACTCATATTTTTTCTATTTAATTTTTTATACTGAAGTTATTGTTTCCCACGCTGATGCAGTCCTTACACAAAGTTTGTTCAAAGTTGTATCATAAACCATCAAACCAGCTGCTGGTGATGCTATTGCGTTTTTTTGTGTTGTGGTCATTCTTGGTAATAGGAATCCTTTTGTTGTGCTTGATAGGTCTAATTGAGCAGAAGCATTGGGTGAAAATGTACCAAAAGAACCGACTCCCGTTGTTAATGTTTGTCCGTACGCATAGTAATTATTTGCAGATAAATTGCAAAAATTACTATCATCTGCCAACTTAAAATCAATACCCGCTGCGTTTCTTTTTATTGCTGGAAAACTTGCAGTTGTGCCACCTAATTGTAATCTATTAAAACTTGTTTCCGCATCATTAAAAAATGTTACATTTCCATCAGATGGAGATTTTATAGTCAATCTTGAAGCAATTTGTAAATAACCTGCACTATTAGCCGAGAAACCATTACTATTTACTACGAGTTTTGCGGTAAGTGCACCATTATCTTTTAATGATAAAGTTTCAGTTCCTCCACTATCCTGAACCAATAAAGAATTAGTTGCCGAGGTTGTACCACTACCTTTAATTTGTATAGTTGATGTAGGCACATTTGTACCAACTCCTAATCGATTATTCGTATCGTCAAAAAACAAATTTGCAGCATCACTTGCAAAGGCAGTACCATTGCTAAATTGAATTGCACCAGCAACTCCACTCGGTGTTGCACCTACAACAATATTCCCACTACCTAATATAGAAGTAGAATTAATTGTCTTAATATTGGTTGCACTTACAAGGGTCGCTTGTTTACCATCTAATGCCGTTTGTGTAGCCGTTGAAACTGGTTTGTTTGCATCGGTTGTATTGTCAACATTATTTAACGCTAATGCACTTTTTAAAGCCGTAGGCGTTATTTTTTTAGTTTCACCTACCGAAGTGTCAACAATAGGAAATAAATCCGTAGCATTGTCTACAGTTGCAATAGTTGTTAATTGACTTATTTTTTGGTCTGCCATTATATTATTATTTTATCGTTGTTTTCTAAAAGTAAAAAATCACCATTTTCAAGTAATATTTGGAATACACTTTCAGGTGATTCCACTTCATATATTTTTTCGTTTAAATCTACTTGGTATTCAGTCGTTGCAATAGTGCCTAACATCAACTTAAATATGCCTTCCTCTACAAGTTCATTTGCAAGTAATGGGTTTAAATTGACATTTGATGTTTGAGCATAAATTTTGTATTCGTACTCTCCAGCATCGGCAGTAAATGTAGTGCCTTCAACAACTGCGAATTTATTGTATCGTTCAGTATATGCCGAAATATCGGTCAATATAACATTTGTCTCAACTTCGGTTACTCTATTCGTTAAGTTAAATAAAAAATTAGGATTGCTGATACTGACCTTTTCAGTCAATGTCAAGTACCAAAATTTAGATTCTCCTTTAGTGATTAGTAGCATTATAAGTATATTAGCAAATAACCTAATTTGTTACAATAAAAAAGGGGTGACCTAAGCCACCCCCCACATATGAAAACAAGACAGAAATTAAATTCCTAATGTAGTTACTACAGAACTTTGCAATTTGTAAGGGGCTTCGATGTCCAATGATTGTAAAGTAATTTCATAACCAGTTGAATCACCAAACGCAGCACCAGTATTCGCAACCATTGAACTAACATCACAACCTGACTCTTTACCTACCAACCAATACTCATCGTTGTTGGTTTTTACGATAGTGAATACACGTCCTTGAGCCAATAATTTTAACTCATTACGCTTTGTTGTTGACAACCTACGCAATTTGAAAGCAATGTCACATTGGTTAAAAACCGTGCCATTTTCAACAGATACGTTGGTTGTGTTAGTCATTGATGCAGTCGCCTTAGGGATGTCATAGAAATAAACATCCCCACTCGCTACTGATGTTGCCGTAACTTCACCACTTGCAACTGTAAAGCCAGTTTTAGCCCAGTTAACAAGATAGATAGATTTAACGCCACCGACTGCATCTTTGCAATCAAGGGCAAAACTTTGAGAAATTAAACACGGCATATCTTATATAGATTAAAGGGTGAAATAAACTACTTCGTCAGGGAATGCAATCTGTACGCCATATTTCATTTTTGCTTTGAAATATACGTTTTCGCTGATTGGGTCAAATACAAATTTATATTGCTCTTCTTCATTTGCAAGGTCAGTACCTACAAATAAGTTAGTTAAATAAGTTGCAACCAATTTGTCAGTTCCATCCAAACCACCAACTGCGATTAATTTCATGTTAGTACCTGGGATAATCATATCCATCGTTCCAGCTTCTGGCATATAATGGTACAAATTAGCGTTCTTCAAGTTAACTAAGAACTTTTTGTAGAAATCAACTCCACAAAAACAAACCAAGTTTTCTTTACTTGCAATTCTTGATGGAATAGCACCGTAGATAGCATCTAAGATATCGTCAGCGTTTGAAGTTGTAACCGAAGTTGCACTAATTGTGTTTCCACTAATAGGGTCACCTGAACCACCGAAGCCAAGTGCAGTTAAGATAGTTGTAAAACCATCAAACTTGTTAGTGTTAGGGTTAGTGTTAGAAGTTGCAACAGTTCCTTGCCAAATAGCAATTTCCAATTTTTCAGCAATCACACCAGCTTTCTCAGAACCAATAAGTTCTTCAAATGGTAAAGCAACTGCAGAACCTGGAGCGATTTGTGTTTGCATCCATTTAGCTTCTAAAGTTTTAGGGCATAAAGTTTCTTCAACTGCAAGTTTACCAACAGTTAAGGTTCTTTGTGTGAAAGTTGTTAGACCTGATGGGGTTAGACCACATCCGTCTGTTTGGAAATAAACATCTGAGTTAAGGATGTTAAGAGTTTCAGCAGATTTGATACCTACTTGAACTTGACCAGCGTCGTACATTAAACGAGCCGTTTTACCACCGAATAGGGCTTTGCTTAATAAATTAAGACTCTGCTCATTGGTGTAATTTGCGAGTGATGATACTACAAATGACATATTTTTATTTTTTCTTTAGTTGTTGTGCGATTTTTACAATGTTTGCAAATTGTTGTTCTTTTTTGCTTAACGTCTCGGGTGCTTTTGTTGGTTCAGCACTTGGAAGATTTGCAACCTTCTCTACTAAGTCAACGGTCTTTGAAAACATTTCACTTTGTTTTTCTAATTTAGCAACTACACTTTCAAATTGTGCAGTCAATAAAGCGATTTTGCTTTCTAAGTTAGTTACTACTTCGTTGAATTTTTCGATTGTTGCAAATTCTTTTGCAGTTTCAACTTCAACTTCAACTTCTGCAGTAGGTTCTACGATTTCAGTTACGATACCAGCAACTGTAGTTACAAGTGTACCACCTTCTACTTCGTGTGTAGCGTCTGGAGCTGGGATATCGCCTTCGGCAGTTTCTACTAAAATAGCAGTACCTACAGAAAGTTCACCTTCCCATTTGATTACCGTTCCATCGGTCAATACGGCAGTAGCCATTTCAACTGATACCGCATCGTCGAATTTCAACATAGAGCGGATTTCTTGAATTAAACTTTTAGAGTCCATTTTTATATATATTAGTTTTATGTTTTATTTGTTGCGTTTTTTATTTGCCATTCCACTTCGACAATAGTGATTTCAACTCTTCTAAAATTTTATCTTCTTCTTTTGGTTCTACAAAATCAAAAAAGCCCTCTACACTAAAACCATTCCAAGTCCCATCTTTGCATTTTTCCCAATTTGCATCGTCTTCAATAAAGTAACTAACAAACCAAGAACCATCTTTTGCATCTTCAAATCCTTTTGGTGGCATTATACCACGTTCAAAATCCAATAGGTAAGATTCAAACAAAACGCATCCGTCTATTGCCTTATCGTGGTCGACATTTACACTATTGTACTTGTTGTTTTTCGCCCACTTTTTAGCAATTTTATAAATGGTTTCTTTGTCAAAGACCACGTAATATTCACCCCTACTATCGTCACGACGATAAATCGGCAAATCAGCCAACATCGCAGCACCTGAAATAATCCTTTTTTCTTCATTTTGTATTGCAAATGTTTTTTTGAAAGTTGACATTTTACGTTCACACCATCCTAACATTTCTTCACCACCCCACAATAAATAGGAAATAGTACCACACGCCTCAGAATCATTTGGGTTATAGTATTCTTTAGCCCTTGACAAATATGAGTAAGTGCGTTTTATTGTTTCTTCTGACAATGGTTCACCGTTTGCAATTTGCTGCGCCCTAACTTTGCCCACTTGAGTTGCACATTTGTTTCCTAATTCATCATTCAATTTTATACCACGTTCTGCATTGCTTTTAGCCGATTCAGGGTAATCGTTAAATGATTCAAATTTATTGAATAACATAAAATCTTTTTCTATCGCTGGTTTATCCACTAAAGAAATAAATTCTACACCACTTTCTAAATCATCTTCTGATATGGTCAATTTGTAAATAGGTAAATCCATATAATGTATATTAGT